TGAAAGGCGGAGGAGGAATAACAACAGGAAGCCCAACAGGCGCAGGATCAGTAAGCTTCGTCCTTGCACCTCTTGGTTAATTTTTGCTAGTTGTGTGTTGACTAAGGTTAGTCCTGTGCTAGCTTGTATGTTTTCCCCTTGTAGTGGTTTGTTAGCTGTATCTGCTTCTTTGTTCGCCGTGTCTGCTTCTATGTTTTTTCTTTGAGCTTCTAGCAGTCTTAGTTGTGCCATTGTCTGCATTCCCATTCCCATTGCTTCTCCTCCACCGCTAGGTGCATTCCCTCCGCTTACTGATCCTGCGCCTGTTGGGCTTCCTGTTGTTATTCCTCCTCCGCCTTTCATACCGTACATTAATGCCGGGTTTAGTCCGGCTTTTTCGATTTGTTTTTTTTGTGCATCGTAGTTTGTGTTTTCCCACATTTCTAGTTGCTTTCTGTAGTTGTAATCTCCCATTGCCATGCCACTTTTTAATTGTATGTCTGCTTGTTGTTGGCTTAGCTTACCCTGTTGTTCTAGTTGTCTTCTGTCGTTGTGACCTTCTAGCAGTAATCCCATACCGATTCCGGGTATTGCTCCTGCTGCTGATTCTAGTATATTACTGAATAGTCCCATTGTTTACCTCCTTGTTTGTTTTATGATTATTATTATTGTTATTACCCATATTACGGTTACGATTAGTGCACTGACTATGAGTACGTCTAGTAACTTTTCCATTTTCGCGCTTTTTTAAAAGCGGCACGCTATAGTTCATAATATAGAACAGGTGCGTACCGCTTTGTAATTGATTGAATTATTTGCGTTTATGATTCAGTGCCACCTGTTGACTCGGTTTCACCGTTTTTGCTCTGGTTAAGGGCTTTTTTAGTGATTTCACTGTTGGGATATTTCTTGTGAAATTCCTCTTTCTCCTCTTTTTTCATGTTCTCGTAGGCTTTTTCTCCAAGTCGTTGCCCTCGTTTTGCTCTGTCGCTTTTGGCGGCGGCTGTCATGGCGTCTAGTGCTGCTTCCATACGGTCAGTTCGGATGTTGTAGTCTGGTATAACTCCGTCTTTTCTTTCGGTATAGTTCAGGCTTCCGGCGTCCTTTATTGGTTCCTTTGTTTGTGTCATTCTGCGGACTTTTTCTTCGATCGTTTCACCGTCGAATGATTTGTTTACGCGGAGGCTAGTTATTAATGGTCTTACTCCTTTGTACATGGTTTGTGTTTTATGGTTTAATAATAGCCGGTCTTTCCCGGCTGTCACCTACTTCTCGTTGATACAGGCTGTAGGTTGAGTCTGTCTTATTTTATAGATGAGGCATTGCTTTAGCACTCATTAGTCTTCTTACTGTTGCGTCTACTCCTATTTGCATCCAGAAATTTTGGGCATCTATACTCGGGTCCGCGAAGATGAAGTTAAATTTCGCTGGGTCGATATACGTAGTCATGTCTAGTATTTCTCCCTCTGCTCCTCCGTATTCATATCGTCTGTTTAGTGTCATGAACATCTCATTGTTGCTTATAGCAAAATTGCCATATGTACGATTGACTGCTGTTGTGTATTGGGTCCATGAAGGCTGTTTTCCGACGAATTTTTGGCTCCAAATTCCACCGCCGAATTGAGTGGTCCACCACGCTAATTGTTCTTGGCTTAGGTCTTGGAAGCCTATTTGGTCCATGGCTGGTTTATGGAGGTCATCCATGGTGAGTAGTTGGGTATCCCATTTGTTTCCTTGGCTGTAGTCTATCCTTGGTGTAATGCTTACCAGCCCTATAATGTAACCCGGTTCATCTACTTTGATGTTTACGTGTCCTCCTTTGTGTTTGCTACCTAATGTTCCTTTGCCGGCTAGTGTTCCTAATGGTTGTGTTGTTCCGCCGGCACTAGTTGCTTCAGATTGGCTGTTGCTGATTACTTCTTGGAATATGATTTCTTTTGTTAATCCTCCGTAGTATATTGGGCTTTCTGCTTGCCACATACTAGTAGGTTTGTATACGACGTCAAGCCAATCTTTGTATGTTCCGCCACTTACTGCGATTCTGTTCATCATATCGTATACTTTTCGGGCAATGATTAGACTGTCAATGGTGAATTGATCTCCTACTGTGCTGACGGCTGTTATTTCGTTGATTCCTTCTGCTCCACTGATCCATTCTTCTGATAGCCATGCGTTGAATAGATCGCTCTGGTAGGTTTTTATGGCTAATCCTTCTTGGCTGCTTAGTGCGTAAGGTCTTCCGTCTACGTGTGTAGTTACCCATTGATAAGGTGCTAGTGTGCCGTCGTTGATGACGTAAGGGTCGCTGTCACTGTTGAATGCCAGTATTTCTGTTCTGATGTCATCAATATTTTGGAGTGGGAAGGTTGTTACTTCTGGCCGTACCGTGTTCATGTCGGCAGGTCCGGCGTATCTCCAGTTGATAGCATAGTCTATACCCCAGCTTGCTTGGTTCCAGAATGCTGTTATTTGATCTACTCCGTCGTCGTTCCACATAGATGTTACTTCGTTTAGTGACTTCCAACCTGCGTACTGTAGTTGTACGAATATTTGGTTGGCTAGTGGTGCAGTTCCGGTGTAGTCGATAATGATAGGGTTTGCACCTGTTAATTCTACTAAGCTAATTCCCGGTATTTCTGGTATTGGTGCTGCGTTGACTGTTATAGCATCTACAGTATCAACCACTGCTACAAGGGGAGTGTGTATTACTGCACCAATTTCTTCTTGCTTGTTTGCATAGTAGTTTTTGTATATTTCCCAATATGCAAGGAATGGTACTGCGTTGAAGTCTCTGTCTGTATCTACAGGTCCTACTCCAACGCCACTTATACCTAGGTATTTGAGTATACAACTAGGGTTTATTTGTGCGTTGTTAATTTCCATCGTGTCATCAATGTCGTTAACGTGTAGTCTGATTTGCGGTAATTTGACGTTTGACATTTTACGGCCTACGTTGATTTGGTTGTTGTGTAGTTTGCTATTGTATAGCCGTAGCGGAGCTAGGAATATATCTAGCTGTAGTTTCATGGTCCCGAATAATGGGCCGAGTGCTGGGTGTGTGTTAACCATTGCATTTAGATCAATATCCCAGGTGTCGCCCGGTAAGGCTAATTCGCTCATAAACGGCACTAGTGTGCCCGGACTCATTGTTGAACGCCATAGGTAACTAAGGTCGTGCGTGCTTCGTTCGTAGCCCGGTAATTCGACCTTTATTTTGTTGCCTGACCCTAGTCGGTCTCCTCCTAATGTTATTTTTTGCATTTTAATTGTGTTTTTGTTGTTCTTGTTTGATTATTTCGGGAACCAGTGTGCCGATTAGTTGTGTGATTACATTCCATTCGTTCTTATGTAACCATGTTGTGACATCATCAGGTGTTTTCAAGATGTCGCTCAAGCGGAATTTTCCGATTGTAAGAGCGTAACCACGTTTGTCGTCTCCTACTATTTCAAAGGGTGATCCGTATACTGGTATTCTTTTCATGTTTTCATTCAAAGAGCCGGTTGTCTTTGATGCATTCTTTGAGCCAAGTAATTTCTGCCCTAGTCTTTTGATGGTTGTATTTAACATATCTGTGAGTTTTAATTATTATGTAGTTTTTTGTCGCGTTCCATTTAGTTATCAATTCTCCTGTGAGTAGGTCCACGTATATGGACGGCATTGTTATGTATATCGTCCGTCCGTTTTTTGGTTTTTGGTTTTTCATACATTATTTTTTCACCTCCTTGAGTTTTTGGATATTGGCGAAAGTCTTTTCGCCGATGTTTAGTATTACTTCTTCTTCTCCTTCTCCTTTGATGAGTAGGTAGTACTGTGTTTTCGCTTCTTTTTTTAGTTCTGGGATTGCGCTGGTTGTTGCTTTCCCGACTGTTACTGATAATTTCATTTTGTGTGTATTTTTGATTTTGTGGCGTTATTGCCGGTGCTAATATACTGCTTTTAGTGATATATGCAAATTGTCTGGAGACGTGCGCCCCGCCGGAGGCTGCCTTTCATCCGTCAACACGATCTCGCCGCTTTCCTCCTCGTTATATACCCTAGATAACGGGAGGGGGTCAAGGGGGAACCGAGGTTCCCCTTGTCCCGCGGAAGGCGCTTTACGATCTGTTTGTTAGGAAGTTTAGTTCTGTCCAGTGGAGGTTTTCATCCCAATCTTCGTGTGGTTTGTATTCTTTTTTCTTCCATTCTTTATATTGTCCTTTACCGTGTGTTGGCTCTATGCCTCTTTTGCCGTGTATTAGTTCTCTTCTTTCTTTTTCGTATTCTGCTCTGTTCCAGTCTTTTTTTCCGGTGCCGAATCCCATTTCTTTATTTAGTCGTTGATGCCACTTTAGTAGGTTGAAGTATGATCTTTCATCTTTACTAATGTCTATTTTTTCTCCGTTAACCCATCGTTCATTTTTATCTAGTGTGTGAAGCCATAGGGCTTCTCTTTCTTCGTCTGTCCATATTTTGTTTCTGTAGTATGTTGGCAGGGCTATTTCATGCCCTGTCCTTGTTTTGTATGTGACACTTGTGTCACTCTCATTGAATATATGTTTCTTTTTTATTCTATATATATATTCTGCTCCTATTCCACTACTGCTTAGTATTATTGATTTATATGTTTTGTGTAGTGGGTCTATTTTCGTTACGTATTTTATTACGTAGTTTATTGTTCTCTCGCTTACGTATGTGTATTTCTCTTCGTGTGGCCTTGGCCATATGTATCCGTACCCCCATATCTTTTTGATCTCCGGGTAGGTAATATCTGTCCATAGTATACCATGTATATGGATATGTTCTGTTGTTTTCGATCCTAATTCTGTTATGGTCCAGTGCCTTATTGCTTTCCCGTATTCTTTTCTGTATCGCTCGTTGAAACGCCGCATCGCCAGTGTTGCGATTGCGTTGTCGAGGTTGTACCCTGTTATCTCTGCTTTTATTTCTAGCTTTTCTTTTTTGTAGTAGTTTCGTTTTTTCCCGTTGCATAGTGTTATTGTTTTACGTAGTGTTTTTTTGTGTGTGGTTTGAACGTCTTTTGCTAGTTGTTTTAGACTTTCGTTGTTGAATGTTAGGCAAATAAATTTGCCGTTCTTGTGATTTCTTATTTCTTCGCTTAGTCTGATTTGCCATTCTCTGGCTTTTTGTTTTCTGCATTCTATACAGTTTTGGCATCCTATTGGAATCCATTCTATTCTTCTATCAGTAACGGCGGGCACTTGCCCGCCGTTCTTTTTGTTTTTTATGTATCGTTTGTTTTTTATTAGTGTTGGGTATAGACACATTTTATTTGTTTATTGTTATTCCTTTTCCGGGTTTTTTTAGTGTTCCTAGTATGTCTCCTAATATTGCTCCAGCTTGTTTACCGAATGATTTTTCAAATTCTGCTAATCCTTTTTGTATTGCTACTTGGTCTGTTTGGTTTTTTAACTGTTGTGCCATTTGTCCTATCTCTGTTGCAATTCTTTTAGTTTCTTCTGCTGTCTTTGTTATTCCTTTTTGTTTTAGTTCTATTTCAGCTGCTGCTATTAGTAGTTGTTTTCGGATTAGGTCTTTTTGTTCTTCTATTGTGTTTCTTGTTATATCTCTTGACATATCTGTTACGTCGAGATTTGATTCTGCTTGTGCTGCTGCTACTTCTGTCGTTCTTATTCTTTCTTCTAGTGTTTGATTTTGGAATTGTTGTTCTATTTCCATTAATTTACTTTGTAGTCCTTTGTTTTGTGTGTCCGCTTTTACGTTTTCTCCTGTTAGTGGTACATTTGCCGTTTCCGCTTTTGTCTTTTCTGTACTTGCTTCTATATTTGCTTTTTGTGCTTGCATTAATCCCATTTCCATCATACTTAGTATTTCTCGTCCTCCTTGTGGTGCTCCTTGACTTCCTTGACTTCCTGCTGGTGT